GAGCGGGATAACCGGGCGATGCTCTGGAAAATCTCGCCGCAAATAAAGCATAGCCTGGATGCCGTCCGCCCCGTGGCCGTGCAGGTGAATCTGCGCTGGGCCGCGGCGCGCAAGGCGTATCTGTTGCATCCCGTGCCGGCGAACCTGACCACGCTGGAATCAATACTGGCCGATGGTCAACGACTGGCCGCCACCGCAACCGCAGCATTACCCAAGTGATTTATGGACCCGCTAACCATCATCGCTCTCATTCAGGCCGGCATCAAAGCCGCGCCGGATGCCGCCAAGTTCATCAAAGCCACGAAGGATTATATCGTGGACCTATTCGCCGGCGGGGTGATTGACATTGATACCCAGGACAAGCTGCACGCCTATTGCGATGCGGCCATGAACGCGGCCATTGCCGGCGAAGTGCCGCCGCACTGGCAAAATGAACCCGACCCCGAATAGCGGGCTAATGCTGCTGTGGGCGCTGGGTTGTGCCGGCGCGCTGTGCTGGTTGTTGTGGTGCTGGTTGGAGGATGAATAATGGCAACCGAAAGTTATCATTTTGTGCGGGAAGCGCAGTTAGGGCGCGAGATCGAGGCAGCCGCGCGCCGAGGCCGGGGGGAAATGGCGCGGGATTCGATCGTGGCGATCAACTACCTGTTGGACACAGCCCGGCAGATCATCCGCCCGCGCTGCCGGCGGAAGCGGAAATAACATGTCTTACCTATCCATCAACGATTTTCGGGCGGGATTGGACGCGCGCAAGTACAAGCTGGCGCTGCCGGCGGGCAGTTTGTTGGAGTTGGACAACGCGCATATCACGGCCGGCGGGGAGATCGAGAAGCGCAAGGCGTTTGTGCGGTATGGCCTTAGCGGCGGCGATGTGCGCGCTACCATCATGTCGTCGTCCACCATTACGATCTCCGGCACCGTATCGTACTACTACAAGATCAGCCAAACGCCAACCTCGCCGGTAGGGTATTTCCTGGCCACGGACGTAGGCAAGCGGGTGACTTCTTCTGATATTCTTCATTCCGGCATCTTGGTGGCCGTGTTGGACCAAGACCCGATTGCTACGACCTATTACCGGACCGGGGTGATCTGGTCAGACGATCCATATTGGGCCACGCTCACGCCGGACGCGGCCATGACGATCTACGTCATGCCGGCTTTTTTCGGTTTGGAAGAAACTGACGCCGGCTTGACGGTGTTCGGGAGCGCCAGCGCCCCGGCGACCCTGCCGACGCAGTTGACCTATAAGCAACTGACCAACCCGATTGATAGCACTTGGAAAATGTACCGGGTGGACGTGACGGCCAATTTTGGCGGGAAAGCCTGGGTGGCCGCGCGGTTTTTCGATGCCAACAATTCTACCTTCCCGGACACGTTCGAAGACGTGGTTTTTGTCTTTTACGACGGGGTAGCGCTGGGGCAGTGGTATCAAGGGTACTTGATTACGGCCACCTCGTTCATTAACCGGATGTATGCCTTGCTGGACGGGGACAACGGCGGATTGGCCGGGTTTCATGTGACCAACAAGGTAGCGGCGACCAGCTTTGACGTTTACAGTGATTACGGTATGCAGTTTACCGTTACGGCGGGCGTGGTAAGCGGGACGACCGACGACTTTACCGCGACGTATTCCGAAGCGCCGATCTCGCCCACCCCAAGTTATGGCGCCGTGGCGCAATTTAAGATCACCGGTGGACAGGGCGGGACGGCGATTGCGGTAAGCTCATTTTCGATTGCGTCTCCTACCACGATCACCACAGGCGTTAATCACGGATGGAATACGGGCGAATGGGTGACTTTGAGCGGGTTTAACACTGCCAATAACGCGCTCAACGGAACTTTTGAAATCACGGTTACGGGATTAAATACATTTACCGTTGCAGTAAACATGACCGGGAAGACCTCCCAAACCGCCAGCGCCATGCGGTCCGCGGGCATCCGGCGGCTGCAGGTGACGACGCCGGCGGGTAACACGGTGGATTTGTTTTCCTATACCGGCACGCCGTTGGTAATGCCCGCCCGGAGCGGGGACATGACGGCGGATGTAAACAACTTTGCCGGGGCGATTGCGGCGGCGATCAATACCACGCCCAGCGGGTACACCGCGATCAATAGCGGCGCGCAAATCTCCATCCACACCAACGAAAACGCCACGTCCAACAACTCCGCCTATCTGACGATCACGGGCGTAAACGATTTTTGCACGGACGCGGCGAGCTTCCAACTGACGGCAGCCAACAACAGCGACACTTGCGACCAGGTGAATGTGACGGTCGGCGGGGTGACGACCAACCTAATGAACGCCAGCGCGACGGGCGCCACGCCGGATGTTTTTGCGGCGGCGATTGCGGCGCAGATCCAAGCCAAAGCCGCCACCACGGGGTACACCGCGGCTTATGTGGTGCTGGTGGATACTACCACCATCCCAAACCAATACACCTATAACGTTGTAATCAGCAAGCGGGTGCGGACCAGCGACCCGGCCACCGATCCCTTGCCTACGGGTTACAGCGTGAATATGACCGGCGGGAGCGCGATTACCGCCGGCGGCTATGTCGGCAACGGCTATTTTCCAACCGCCTTGCACGCGACGATTGCGGACAAAACTTACAGCGCGGGCGTGATCTATAACACTTACAGCGCGGATGCCACGCCAGTTATCAGCGGCGGGACTACTCCTTACACGTTGTCATCTTCGGCATTAAATACTGCCAACATGACTTGGAAATCTACAAATTCCTCCGGCTCCTTTGTTCCCTGGGGGAAAAAAGAGTCCGCTAGTGGGGCGGACGGCCCGAGCGCTTCATTATCCTATGCGAACGGCAAGTTTACGGTGCTGATCACCATAGACACGTTCTTGTATGTCAAAGGACTAATGCAGATCACGGCCACCTTTAAGGATTCCTCGGCCGGGGTAGGTAAGTATGTGACTGTAACCGGAAATCTCTTTTTCATCTAACATGCCCGCGCTCCTTACATCCTTCACCAATTACCAGTTTACGGCGCTGTCTTTTGCCGGTGGCTATGCCGGCGGGGCGGGCAGTGGTAAAAAGTATGCGCTGGCCCTGGACACCCCCGGCGGCGCGCTGGATCAGTTGCGGTTGGACATAGTATCCTCTACCGGAACGTTCACAATGGCAGCCGGTAACGTGATCGGCACCCAACCCAATGCGGCCATAACCCTGGCCAACCGCGTGTATTTTACGAGCGGCGGCACGGTGTACTTTTCTGCGATTGGCGACCCTACCATGTTTGAGGGCCAAGGATTGGGATCGGGTTTCATCGAAACAAATAACCAGTTTTCTGCCCAGGAAGAATTAAACGGGCTGGCATCGTATCAGGGGAAGATCGCTTTGCTTTCCCGGCGCAACACGATTATTTACCAATATGATCCCGACCCGGCGCAATTCAAGCTGGCCCAAATCCTGCCCAACGTGGGCACGGTAGCGCCGTTGTCGGTGCATAACGTGGGCGATCTGGATGTTTACTGCCTGGCGGATAATGGCGTGCGGTCCATCCGCGTGCGCGATTCGAGCAATAACGCGATTCTGGCGGACGTGGGGACGCCGATTGATTCCATTTTGCAACCGATCATTGCCGGCTTGCCGGATGTACTCAAGGCCAAGGCGTGCGGGTGCGTAGAGCCGACCAATAACCGGTATTGGGTTTATGTCCCCGATCCCGACAACGCCACGACCCAGGGCAAGATTTACGTTTTTAGCTACTTCCCATCGAGCCAGATCGCAGCCTGGTCCACCTATTCGCCAACTTTCCGCTATAGCGGCAGCAATCTCCCCTTCCGCCCGGACAAGTTTGTGGTGTATCAGGGCAAGGTTTACACGCGGGATGCGGCGGGTATCTATATTTACGGCGGGTCGGATGGGGAAACCTACGAGAATTGCGGGGTGACGGCCACGATCCCGTATTTAAGCGCGGACATGCCCAGCACGCGGAAGGTGTTTACCGGGATGGACGTGGCAATGGAAGGGACCTGGGCGGTATCCACGGCGTTTGACTATGACGGCACGACCTACACCCAGGTTTATACCGGCACCACCCCGACTTTCCGCCTGTACCGCGTGCCTTTAACCGGCGTGGGGACGCATTTCAGCCTGAAATTTACGGAAAGCAGCGCCGTTTACGCGCGGTTATCGAGCGCCACGGTGCAATTTAACGCTGGCACGAACAAGTGACCCCGATTGATTACATGCTTCGGCCCGAGGAACTGGCCAAGTCCGCGGCGCTCGCCACGGCCAAGGGCGAACCGGTGATGCCCAACGGATCGTTTCACGCTTTCCAGGTGATGGCGGACGGGGACGATGAACTGTTCGAAGTCATGTGGCGGATCTGGAATTTCGAACACGCTTTTGACGATCTGCTAGACGAGACGGGGATAAATCAGGAAAGCAAGGAATTGGCTTTGGCGATCCTCGAAACCGAGATCGAGCGAGCTACCAGCAACCAGGGCGGCCGGCCGGGCCACCTGTTTTACGGCTGGTGGCATACCAATGTGCAAGCGGCCGCGTGGCCGGAAGAACGGAACGTTAGCGCCCATGATGCGATGTGGCGCTTTTTCGATCTGCTGGCGAACAACCCGTTTTGCCGGCAGTACCGGCTGGAAATGCGAACGTTACTGGTGCAATGCCTGATCCGGTGTCACGCCGGGGACATGATGGCGGCGCACGCCGACCCGGCCGTGCGGGCGCTGGCGCCGGCCGTGCGGTGCGCGGACGTGGATCTGTTCATGCACCTGATCTATTTGAAGCGCGGGTTTGCGGCCGCCATTACTTGGAGCAGTTTGCGGGATTACGACGCGGCGGAAAACCCTTGCCAGCCGGTAGGGCTGGTGTCATAAATGAATTGAGACGGTAAGTTTTGACCAATCAGCGCATTGGCGGGAGTCGCTCCCCGCCGGTGCGCTTTTTTCTTTAACGAAAGGACTCTTATGTACGGTGGAGGCGGTGGAGGCGATGGCGGCGCGGCCCAAATGGAAGCGGAACGCCAGGCGCGAATCAAACAAGGCATGGCGGATATTGACCAGCGTTTCGCCGGCTTTGATAACAGCTTTTACGATGCCCGGAAACAGGCATATCTGGACTACGCCGCCCCCCAGGTGCAGCAGCAATACAAGGAAGCGGGCGACAATCTGAAATTCGCGCTGGCGCGGAACGGTTTGCTTAAATCCGGCGCCGCGGCACAACGGGAAGGATCATTGGCCAACGCCTTGGCGCAAAACAATGTTTCGCTGGGGAACGCCGCGCAGGATCAGGTAAACCAGTTACGCCAGCAGGTGCAGGACCAAAAGAGCACAATCACCAACCAACTGGTAGCCAGTGGCGATCCCAGCATCGCGGCGGCCCAGGCGGCCAGCGCTACGTCAGGATTACAAGCGCCGTCCACGTTCAGGCCGATCGGCAATATGTTTGCCGACTGGCAAAACGTCTATTTGGGCAACATGGCGGCGCGCGCCAACGATCCCAGCTTGCAGAGTTTTTCCAACATGATGTTCGGCAACCGGGTGACCAGTCCGAGCAGTACCTTCGTGGAATAGGAGCATTATGCCGTACCCACTTGCTTTAGTCGCTTTAGCCGCCTCTGCTGCCGGGGCGGGGATGCAGATGGCCGGCGCCGCCAAGTCCCGCCAGGCGATGGAAAGCGCCCGCGCGCAAGGCATGGCCAAGCAGAAAGAGTTTCAGCGCCAGGCGGAAACGGTCGTCAACAAGTCCATGACCACCGCCGGCCGGGATACCGCCGAAAAAGACATGGCGCAAGGGCAGGCGGCGCGGCTGCAGGCGATCGAAGCCGCTACCAAAGCCACCCAGCCAATGGTGGGCGTGCCTTTGGATGCCGCCGGGGGGACCGGTAACCGGGTGGTCAGCACGCCGACCGACCGCGCGCGGACCGCCACGCAGGACGCCGGCAACGCCTGGGCGCGCGTGCAAGCCGGCAACGCGGCGCGCATTGGCAGCTATAACGATTGGGCCAGCAACCGGGCCGTGGAGAACGCGGACGCCAGCCAGCGCCTCGCCGTGACCAGCAACCTCGCGCGCGGGCAAGCAAACTTGCTCCCGTTGCAACTAGAAGCCGCCAGCCATGCCGGCGATTCGCTTTCCGGGATCGGCAGTATGCTGGGCACCGTGGGCAGCGCAGTGGGCATGGGTGTGGGCACGGGCATGATCGGGGGCGGCGGCGCGCCGGCGGGAACAACCATTGGAACAAATCCGTTTACCGGGTATTCATATTCCTATGCCCCCGGAGCAAATCCTTGGCAAACCATAAAAAAATGGATGCCGCGGTGATGATTTTATGAGCCAATACTACAATCCTTGGGGGGACGCCGCGCAAGGGGTGGCGGCGATCGGTCAAACGATGGCCAGCACCATGTTGCAAGCCCAAGCACTCCGCGCGCAGCAAGCCCAACGCCAGCAACAGGCGCAAATGATGGATGCCCACGCGGGCCTTTACCATGCCCAAGCCGGATTGGCGGATGCCAAACAAGGGCAGATCAAAGCCGAACAGGCGGACGAAGCGGCCTTTGCTGATAGCCTTGCCAACCTGCAATCTGCCATGACCAGCGGGGGCGACTCCCGAGCGGCGGGCGTCAACGCCATGCGCGCGTTCGGCAAAGTTGCCAGCAAAAACCCGGAAAAGGCGATGGACTTCATGGGTCGGATGCAATCCATGATCGAATCCAACGGCAGCCAGGATGCGACGGCCAAGTATGCCGCCCGGATGGGCGCGCCCGTGCAACACGGGGCGGCGGTGACGGATACCCAATGGCAGCAAGTAAACAATCCGCCGCTTCGCGTAGGCGCGAACCAAACCTTGGTGAATCCGCCCGGCAGCGAGAACCCCGGCAGCCGGTTTGCCCAGGGATTGGTAACATTGAACCAGGGCGAGCGCGCCTTTCAGCCAGAAGCCAATGGCAGCTTGCCGGCTGATCCCAGCGCTACCGGATTGCCCCCGGCGGCCAAATCCAGCGCCGTGGAACAGGCGCGCGCCAAGTTTGTAAGCGAGATCCTAGCCGATCGGAAGATGGATGCGCGGTCCAAGCAGTCCGCGATTCGCGCGTTTGATATGCAAATGGGGATTGACCAAGCCCCCGCAACGAACGCCCCCGCCGCGGTTGCGCCGGACGCTCCCGGAACTGGCCAGAATAGCGGCGTGGGCGACCAGGCTATGAGAAGTTCCACCCAGCGCCCTGCGCCGGCGGCGGACCCGCACGCCAATTTACGCGCGCAAGCGCAAGATGCCATTGCCCGCGGGAAAGATCCGCGCGCGGTTTCCGCCCGTTTCAAACAAATGACCGGACAAGATTTGTAAGCCATGCCAAATCCTTTTGACGATCTACCGGATGCGCCAGTAGCTACCGCAAACCCGTTTGACGATCTGCCAGATACTTCGCCCGCGATTAACGCCCAGGTGAAGATCCCCAGCAGTAGCAACGAACTTGCCGCCCTGAACTTTTTAGGGGAACAGGCGGTGCGGCCGATGATCGAGCAGTCTTTCGCGCAAAAATTCGCGCCAATGGCCACCACCCCGGAGGGGCAAGCGCAATTCGCCCGGCTGGCGAAGATTATCAGCACCCCCGATCTACCTGCCCCTTCGTTGCCCAGCGATATTGCCGCGGCTGCCGGATCTCCCTTTTCCTCAATGGGCCGGACCTTGCTGGCAATCCCGGCCGATATTGGGCGCGTGGCCGGGGGCGGGCGCGCGGAAAATCTGGCCGTGGCCGACATGCCGACAACCGTCCCGCTACTCCCCACCGAAATTGAAGCCGCCCAAGCCCCGGGGATCGTGGGCGTGCTGGAACGCGGCGCGGGCGGGGCGGTAAAGCTCGCCGGCACGTTGCTGGGTACTGGTTTGGCGGCGCCATTAGGCATCCCGGCCGGGGCCGCCGCGCCGGCGGTATTCGGGGCGAGTACTTACGCCGATACCCGGTCGCCGGGCGCGGCCGTAGAATCCGCGGCGCTGGGCGCGCTATTCCCGTATGCCGGCCAATGGGGCAAGCTGGTTGGCAAGAAGGTGGCGGAAAAACTGATGGCGCGCGGGTTGGTAAATGAAATGGGCGCGCGGGCCATTGGCCTGGCCGGCGAACAGGCGGGCATCCAGGCGTTCGGGCACGCCCTGAATACGCCGGAATACTGGCAGTTGTACCAGGAAAACCCCACCGAGTTTTTCAAGAAGTTTGCCGAGCAGACCATCACCTTGGGCGCTTTGGGTATTCCCGGCTTGGCCGGCCTGGCCGAGCCCAAACAGCAAGCCGCCGCGCGCGAAGCCTTCCAGCAAGCTACCGAAGAAATCGCCGCCAACTTGCGCGAAAGCGTTAAAAAACAGGGCGCGAACGGGAAACGTGAGTTTTCCCCGGAAGCCCGGGTATTGTTCGGCGGTGTTTCCCCCGAAGTGGCCGGGACTACCCCGGAAAAAGTGGCGGCTTTTGCCAAAAAGGCGGGCGTGCCTTATACCCAGCCGACCGCCACGCCGACGCCGGCCACCCCCCCACCGCCCGCCCCGGCGGCCAAGCCCGTTGCAGAAACGCGCAACACCCCCGCCCCGGCGACGCAGGTTGTACCGCCCGCCCCGGCGGCCAAGTCTGATCCGGCGAGCGTGCGCGCGGCGTTGGCCAATCTGCCCGGCGCGGAACAGGACCTTGTTGCTCCCCCGCCGGCGGCGCCTTCGGAGTTGCCTTCTAAGGTTGAGAGTGTGTTACCCCAGGGCAATCTTACGGGTGCGGCGACGACTCCCGCCGCGCCTGCCCAACAATCCACCCCGACGCCGTTTGATGATCTGCCGGACGTTAAGAAAATCCAGTTGGACGCGCCAAAGCCGAATGATCCCTCGCCCCGGATCAGTAAGATCCAGGATCAGATAGCGGAACTGGAAGCCGCCGCGGAAGTAGGCGTGCTATCCAAGAAGGACAAGGCGCGGCTGCAGAATCTCAAGGCGACGTTGGCAACCCAGGCGCCGCCGCCCGCCAATTCGGTTCTACCCGAAAAGAGTAGAAGCGAGACGCCGGCCGCCAACAAAATCAAGCTGGACGTGCCGAAACCGGACCTTGCCGCAACAGACAAGCCGATTACGGAAGCGGACTTCTCTAAATGGAACTCTGAAACGCACGTCACCATGCACGCCGGCACGGACCTGACTACCGGCGAACCGCTGTATTGGGTAGTGCGCAAGGTGAGCTCGTTGAAGTCAGCCAATCCGCCGGCGGAAAGCAATCTCACGGTTAAGAAAAGAATCGAGAACCCGGACGGCAGTTACTATACAAAAGACGTTCCCGCCAAACGGATGCCGGATGGTACTTTGGCCGAAATTGAAACCCCGCCCACGCCGGCGCTGAACACCTACGATGTTTTCTACAACGGAAAGAAGATCGAGGTTCAAGCGCCAACCACCTACGCCGCGCAACAGAAAGCCGTGGCGCAACTCAATGTGCCGCGCAAGAAAACGCACATGGTATCGGTGGTGCTCACCGCCAAGGGTGAAGCGAAACCTTTAACCCCCGAGGTTAAAGAAACCCAGCCGGCGGCCGCGCCCGTGAAACCGCAAAAGCCGGCGCGGTCCGTCAAGGCCATCGAAGCGGAATTGAAGCAGTTGAAGCAGGGATTGCCCGTGGCCGAGGACATGGCCATCAACGATCACGGTCATTCGTTGCAGGCGTTGGAAAACAAGATTTCCCGCAAGCAAGCGGAATTGGACGCTTTGAACGCGCCCGCGCAAGCGCCGGAAAAACCAGAGCTACAAGAGATTAAGAAAGACGCAGCCACCGCCACCGCGAACCAGACCGAGCCCGGCGCGGACGACGTGGCCGCGCGCGCCAAGGCGCTGATGTTGGAAAGGTTTGTAGGTGTCCGCCGGCACGCCGGCGATCTGGCCAGCGAGCATATAGAGCGCGTGGCGGACATGGTTCACGATCCCGTGTTGAAAGCGATCGCGTATCTCCACGACATTGTAGAGGACACCAACACCACGCTGGACGAGATCCGGCAGAAGTTTGGCGACCGCATCGCGGACGCGGTGGACGCGGAAACGTGGCGCAAAGACAGCGAGACTTACGATCAGTATATCGCGCGGTTGAGTCAGAACCGGGACGCGGTGCAGAGCAAGCTGGCGGACATTGCGGACAATATCGCGGTGATCGGCAAGCTGAACACCGAGAAAGCCAAGGGCAAGGTGCAGCTTTGGAAGGGCGCGCGCGAAAAATTGCTGGCCACGTTCGGCACGGATTTAACGCCGACCCTCGAACGGTTGACGATGGAGGACGGCACGCCGCGGCACAACTGGCAGTTGGTGCAGATCAAGAAAGTAACCGGCCTGGTTGAACCACACGCGGACGGCACCAAGCCGACCATGATCTTTTCCGGCGGCGGTCCGGCGGCGGGTAAATCCACGGTGCTGAAAAAAGCGATCGCCACCGGCGAGATCGAATCCGAAAAGACGGTTTCCATATCGGCGGACGACTTCAAAACCGGGGAAGGTGACGTGGAGCGCGCCGGCGCGGCCGGCATACCGGAATACGAAAGCATCCGGGCGGCCGGCGATCCACGCGCGGCGGTGATCGTCCACAAAGAATCCACGTTCATGGCCAAAGCCGCGTTCGCGCGGTTGGTCCACGAAAAGAAATCCGGCGTGTATGACGCCACCATGAGCCATCACGGGGACGATAGCTTTTTGATCATCGAAGCCAAGAAAGCCGGGCATCAAACGGTAATGATGGGGGTAACCGTTCACCCGGACGAAGCGATAAGGCGCGCGCATCAGCGGGAAATTCAAACCGGCCGGCACTTGCCCGAGGACGTGAACCGGGCCGGGCACGTTGGCTATTCCAAAAGCTGGCACAGATATTTGGAACTGGTGGACGAGGGCCATTTAGACTTGCTTTTGCTCTACGATAACAACCGCCCAAAAGAGGCCGGCGGCGCGTATTTAATTGCGAAAAAAGACAAGAATGGGCTTGTAATTTTAGACCAACAAGCCTATGATTCTTTTGTAAGGATTGGGCAAAATGAACGCGAAAAACCTTCCGAAAAACCCGCCGACTCCCGCCCCGAAACCGGATCTCCTGAACCGGCTCGCCAACTGGAATCCGGGCGACCTGACGGACGTGATCAAGGCGGACGCGGATTACCACAAGGCGAAGAACAACGGCAAACCCCCGGTAACGGTGGTTTGGCCGGCGGACTAGCCAAACCAGCCAATGCTGAACAGCCTACAAAAAGCGGATATAATGATCGCGGCATTGAAGGAGCGCAACCCGGCGCTGCTAGTGCAACTGGCGACGACCCGCAAGCTGGCGGCGTATCTGACGGAGAAAGAGGAAGCGTACAACCTGCAAGCGGCACGGATGCTGGACGGCCAGCCGCCGGGGGCGGAACTGGACGTGGAGGAAAGTCTTCAACCGATGCTGACCGATTGCCCGGCAAGCGGGACGAAGTTCGACCTGACGCCGGCGCAACTTCAAGCGGTGGATCAACAACTGGACCAATTTCTGGACCCGGAAACCTTCTCCCCGGCGAGTCCGGCCGCCGCAATCTCCGCTTAACGGAGAATCCCGCCCCCACGACCGCCACCCAGCGGATCAAGGCCAACATTGACGCAATTCGCGTCGTCAAAAAGCTCGAGGAAGAAAAGCGCCAGCCGACCCCGGAAGAAATCAAAACCCTATCCGCCTGGTCCGGCTGGGGATCGTTCAAGAACATATTCAACGAAGGCAAGGCCGAGCGCCGGGAGTGGGATGTAAACTGGCAGAAGAAATACGGCAAAGCCTATGACTCGCTCAAGAAACTGCTGACCGAAGACGAGTTTAACGCGGCCGCCGAAAGCAGTGTCAACGCGCATTACACCAGCAAGGAAGTGGTGGATTGGGCATGGCAAGCGGCGGCGCGCCTGGGCTACCAGGGCGGGAAAGCGATTGAACCCTCGAGCGGAAGCGGCGTTTTCATGGGCTACGCGCCGGAGAACCTGGCGGTCAATACCCGTTGGACGGCGGTAGAACTTGACCCCATGACGGGCAAGATTGCGTCCTACCTGTACCCCGAAGCGGACATGCGGATTCAGGGTTTCGAGGAAGCTAAGTTGCCGAATGGCTATTACGACCTGGCAATTACCAACGTGCCGTTTCACGAGGTTGGCCCAGGCAAGGAATACCCGGACCTGAACTTGCACAACTATTTCATCGCGCGGATGCTGGACAAGGTGAAGCCGGGCGGGTTGGTGGTGGCAATCACCAGCAAGGGCACCATGGACGCCAACCCGCGGCAACGGGCCATCCTGGCCGACCGGGGGCAACTCGTGGCGGCAATCCGGCTGCCAAACAATGCGTTCAAGGAAAGCGCGGATACCGAGGTTGTCACCGACTTATTGATCTTGCGGAAGCCGGACGGCAAACCCTTCCCGGCGGAGAACTGGCGGAACGTGGTGGACGTGGCGCCGGAAGGTAGCGAAGCGCCGATCCTGGTAAATGAGTATTACGCCAACCACCCGGAAAACGTGCTAGGCAAACATGCACTCACGGGCACGATGTACCGGAAGAACAGTTACACCGTTGAGGGGCATGGACCGCTTGGGCCGAAGCTGGCCGCGGCGCTGGACCGGCTGCCCAAGGATATTTTACAGCCGCCGGCCGCGGATGAATCCCAGCCGACGACGACCCAGCGCGAGGATTACTCTCTGTACGTCAACAAATCCGGCCATGTGGTGCAGTCCATGAACTACACCGAGACGTTGCCGACCTGGGACAGCAACAACAAGCAGTTGGTCCACCGGGCCAAACTCTACATTGGCGCGCGGGACGCCCTTAAAGAGCAATACCGGTTGGAACGCGCGGCCGGCGTGGCGGCGGGCGACATTGAAAGCAACCGGACCAAGCTGGCCAAAGCGTACAAGGCGCTGGTGAAAGAATTGGGCACGGAGATTAACACCAAAGCCGGCTTGCAGAAGTTGAAGCACCTCAAAACCGACCCGGACTATTACACGCTGCTGGGATTGGAAAATGTAAAAGTCACGCAAGACCTGGAAGACCCTTCCAAGTCCATGACCACGATCACGCCGGCGGCCGTATTGTCCGGGCGCGTAGGGCAGGTGGACACCCCGCCGGATAAGGCGGATAATGCGGCGGACGCCTTGGCCATCAGCCAGGCGTACCGCGGCGGGCTGGATCTGGATTACCTCAAGCAGTTGACCGGGCTGGATGAAGCCGAGATTGAAAACCAGCTTACCCACGCGGATCTGGCGTTTCGGGACCCTGATACCGGCAAGCTGGAAACGCGCCTCGAGTACCTGGCGGGCGATATTCGGGACAAATACGCCAAGGCCATATTCAGCGCCAAGGAAGATCCCAAATATCTGGCGAACGTGGAGGCGTTGAAAGCGATCATCCCGCCGACTGAACCCTTTGGGAAAATCCGCTTTGGCATTGAAGCGCGCTGGATACCGGTCGAGATCCACAACGAATTTGCCAAGCAGGTATTAGGATTGAACGGGGATGAAGTGCGGTTTGTGCCGGTGACAGAGAGTTTTGCCGTGAAGACAGGCGGCCGCTACGCGCGGTACAACCAAAGCGATAAGTCGCGCGTGGAATGGGCCACGCAAGAGCGGAGTGCGGCGGAACTGCTGGATGCTGCGGTTAATACCAAGCGCATCCGCATTACCTACACGGGCCGGGACGGCAAGACTTACGAGGACGTGGACGCCAGCACCTTGGCCAACCAGAAGGTTGACCAGATGAAGGAAGAATTTCAGAAATGGGCCAAGTCCACGGATACGCGCGTGCCCTATCGCTATTTTGACGCGGAAAAAGGGGCGTATGTGCGCGAGAACTTGCCGGTTTGGGACGTGATGGAACGGGAATTTAACCGGCAGAAAAACAGCTTTGTCTCCCCCGAGTATGACGGGAAAAACCTCAAATTGCCGGGCGTCTCGGATTGGTTCTGGCGCAAGGCGCATATCATGGACGGCGTGCAGCGCGGGCTGCAGCAAGGTAGCTGTGTGTTCGCCTATGGCGTGGGCAGCGGCAAAACCAGCCTAATGACGATCCTGGACCGCGAATTGAAGCGGGTCGGCTTGGCGCGGAAAACCATCATTGCGGTGAAAAAGCCGACCGTGGACCAGTTCCGGCAGACGGTTGAGGCGCTTTATCCGGGCAGCAAGGTATTGATCCCGGATGAAAACGACTTCAAAAAGGAGAACCGCCGGCGCTTATTCTCCCGGATCGCTTCCGGGAAATATGACCATATTATTGTCACACACGAACAATTCAAGTCCATCCCCGCCAGCGAGCAGGGAGTTAAGGACTTTTTCAACGAGCAGATAGACGGGTTGCGCCAGGCGTTGCAGGAGTTAGGCGCGGCCGATGCCGAGGACGCCGAGAGCACGCGCGGGATGGATTCCCAGGTGCGGAACATCGTTAAGCAGTTAAAGTCCATGAAAAAGCGGCTGGACGATCACCTGGACGCAATCAAGCGCCACCAGGACGCCGGCTTGTCCTGGGATGATCTGAACATTGACGGCATCCATATTGACGAAAGCCACAACTTCAAGAATCTGCCCGTGCCCACGCAGTTGGATAACATCAAAGGCATCCCCACCAGCTTTAGCCAGCGCGCGGTGGATTTGATGGTAAAAGCGCGGTCCGTGCAGAAGAAGACCAACGGCCGGAACGTGTTTTTCTACACGGGCACGCCGGTAAGTAACACGCTGGCGGAATTGTGGGGGCAAATCCATTTGGTAAACCCCAAGATTCTGGAAGACATGGGGATCAAGACGTTTGACAGCTTTGCCAGCGCCTTTGCCGAAATCACCAGCAATTTTGAATTTGGCTGGGATAACAAGTTTAAGGAAGTCACGCGCATGGCCAAGTTTAAGAACGGCAGCGCGCTAACCTCGCTTACGCGCATGGGATTGGCCGTGAAGATGGGCAACGAGGAATTGGGCTTGGACGTGCCCAAGATGCAGGGCGGCGGCCCGCAGGTTAAGATCGTGCCCCCGAATCCAGAGTTTCAGCGTTGGCTGGACATGGTGGAAGACATTGCCACCGAATGGGACGGCCTGGAAAAGAAAGAGCGCTTTGAAAATAGCTGGGTGCCGATTGCCACCATGCGCGCCGGCGCCGCCGCGGCGATTGACCCGCGGCTGATCTTCCCCGACGCCAACGACCACCCGCAAAGCAAGGTGAACCAGGCGATAGACGAGATCATGCAGCACTACACGGAAGGCAAGGAACGCCGCACTACCATGATGGTGTTCTCTGACCTGTACCGCACGCTGAATACGGATAAACTCCGGGCCTTTATCGGGGCGGATCACCATGTTGCCAAGGCGGAAGCCGCCAAGATTGCCGTGGACGATGCCGCCGCGGCGAAGGATCTACCGGACGCAAACGAGGATATTGACGCGGCCGCCTCAAAAGACGAGCGGGACGCCGCGGCAAACGCCGTGGGGACGTTCAATCTTTACAACGATATTCGCGCCAAACTGATCAAGCGCGGCGTGCCGGAGAATGAAATTGCCATTATCACCGAGCATGAGACGGACGCCAAACGCAAGTTGCTATTCGATAAGGTCCGGGCCGGCGCGGTGCGGATTCTGATTGGCAGCACGGAAAAAATCGGGGAAGGCGTGGACGTGCCCCAGCGCATGAGCTACCTCGCCCGGCTGGACCCGCCCATGCAAATGACGGCCGCCAAGCTCGAGCAATGTATCGGCCGGATCATCCGCCAAGGGAATTTGCACAGTCCCAAGAACTGGAATAAACCGGTATTTGTCCGGCTTTGGGCGCAAGAGCGCAGCATGGACGCGCCCATTTACAACATGATGGCGACCAAGGGGAAAATGACCTTGCAAGCGCTCAAGGGGCAATTCCTGGGGGATGAATTTGAAGATCCGGCCAGCGAAATGACCGCGGCAATGGCCCAACTCGTGGCGGCGGCCACGGGCGACACTCGGGCGCTCGAGGTTGCCAAGCTGACCGAAACGGTCCGCAAGCTGACGATGGAGGAAAGCGCTTACTATCGCAATGTTTCCGACACCAAGCGGGAAATTGACACCGCCGAACGTGAAAAAGCCTGGGCGGAACGGTCCAAGGTGGATTATGACGAATTGAGCGCGGCCGCGAAGAAAGCCAGCGCCGATAAAGATACCCTCGTCATGCGCGGCGAGAAGAACACCTACACGGGCACGGAAGACATTAAAACAGCGCTGGGCAAGGTGGATGATCGGGTATTTAAGATCCTCAAAGAGAAATACGACCACGCAGTAGAAACCAAATCCGCGCTGCGCGATAACACCGACCTGGGGGATTTCGTCGTCAAATTCGGGGATAACGTCTTTGCCTTGGTCAAAGCCCGGACCACCACTAGCCGGAACGAAAAGGGCAAAGCGCAAATCACGCCGGCGTATTACATTGATTGGACCGTGGCGGACAAGCAACCGCCTTATTCTGAATACGGCTGGCAGAGCGGCAAAAGTACGCTTTCCAGCCAGCTTTCCGATTTAACCCGGCTGCCGGCGGCCCTGGCCGCGATTGGCGAGCGCGCGGCGGAACAGTCCACCAAGTCCCAAACCAACGCCGACCGGGCCGCCAAAGCGCTGGCCGATTGGCAGAAGAAATTCGAGGGGTTGAAGTTCGAAAAAGCCGACGAATTGAAGGACAACCGCAAGAAGCTGGACGAATTACAGTCGGCCCTGATGGGGAAAGCCACCCGCAGCCAAGCCGCCCAACAACGCGCGGCGCTCAAGAAGGGATTGTTGTTTGAGCAGGACAGCCAGCCGTTGAGCCTGGAAGCGCAACGCCAAGAGGTATTGCGGCAATTACGCGAGTTGGACGAAGCGCCCGACGAAAACGTAGAAACCCTTCGCCGCCAGATCGCAGAAAACAAGCTCGAGTTGGCTAGGGTGGGCGAAGACGGCAACGGATCGTATTACCTTAAAAACGATATTGAGCGCGATACCAAGCGGCTCGAGAATGCTCAAAAAGCGGCTGACGAAGAAAAGTCCGCCAAGCGAAAAACTTTGACGGACCGCTTACGCGAACTGGAACAACAGCTATTGGAATGGCTTGATAAGGCGATCGAGGCAACCAAGTTTGACCCCGCCAAGATGATGGAAGGTGTAACCGGCGCGCCGGCGTGGATCACGCGCGCGGCGGCCAATACCGCGTTGCGCACGATCCGGGCCGCGGTTAAAGCCGGCCGCAGCCTGGCGGAAGCGATCACCGAGGCGGTCAATACCATGCGCGGGGTGAAAGGTTTCAACGATGCCGAGGCGCGGAGTTACCTGGAAAGCGCGGTGGTCCGGCAGATCAAGTCCACCGGGCAGATCAAGCCAATGTGGCGGAATACCCCGCCCGCGGGCAGCTTGCCGGCGGAAAAGGCGGCGAACGTCCATAAGGGCATCCGGTCCACGGAAACGCGGTTGAAGCTGATCCGGCTGGATAACGAGATCAAGGCGGCAATCCCCGAGGCCCAGCGCACGGGCGATTGGAAGCCGGTGCAGGATCTAAACAGCCAATGGGACGCCGTGATGAACGCGCCGGACCCGATGGGCACGCGCGTTAATGTGGACGTGCCCCGGAGCCGGGAGGAAACCGCGGCGCTGATCAGCGACACGGTGGACACCCTGAACGCGATCCAGGACGCCATTACCGAGCTAAACGCCCGGAGCGAGGCCCTGCCGGCGGATCTGGTCAAACTCCGGCAGGATTTACAGGCGCGGCTGATGATGTTGAAGGGGTGGAGCAATGATCTGAACGATCTCAAGTCGGCCGGCGTGCGCGAATCCCAGCCGACCCCGGACAGCCTCGAGGCCCGCCGGCGCTTCATGGAATTTGAGTCCGCCACGGATTCCACGCATAAAACCTGGCAGGAATGGCTGGCAACCGTGAAAAACGGCTTGCGCTACCTCACCAGCCCGATCCCGGAACTACCGTTGCGCGGCGAGCGGGCCGAGAAGTCCGCCCTATTCCGGCGCGGTTACCGGCTGTTTGCCGTGGAAAACAACGCCGTCCGGATGGAAGCCGCCAAGAAGGTGGAAAACGTGCTTGAACCCCTCACTAAGCTGGGGCGCAAGGCCGCCGATAATTCTGCCCTGGCAACCTATTACCGCCTGGGGGAGAGTCTGCAACGCGCGGCCATGGACCCCGCCAAGCGGGCGGAGATCCAGCAGCGCATGGAAAAGCTGGAACAACACCTTAACAAAGACCCGTTTAACCTGTTCCGGCGGCTGGTGCTTTACCGGGATTTATGGTGGCGCGGGACGTATCTCAAGAATGAGCAGGGCAACCCGATCACCCTCCCGCAAGGGCTGACAGTGGACGAAGTGGCGGGACAACTCCGCAAGCTGACCGGATTGATCGAGAACCACCCGGACGGGCTGGCGATCACCGAAGCGTTGCGCCGGCACTACGCGCTAACTGATGAACTACAAAAGAGCATCCTCGCCCACGGCGAGATCATTCCGGAAAGCCTCCGCAATCCGCTGTATTTCCCGCACCACGTCATTGACTCGTGGACCGGCCGCGTGGACCGCGTTCGGCCGACCACGGAAGAAGACTTCCGCCGGTATCTGATTGCCCCAATGGGCAGCGGCAAGTTGATCCAGACCGACTATCTCAAAGCCATGTATCTGCACACGGCGGACGTGCTGGCGCACAATGCCCGCGTGGACTTGGTGCAGAAATACTGGCAACCCTACGACATTAGCGCGGAATTGAAGGCCCAACACGGTGATAATTGGAACAAACCTTGGAATCTGCCGCCCGGTTACAAGCTGTTTACCCCGTTCAAAAAGCTGCCGTTGCGCATGGATTACATTCTTAGCCGCGAAGTCATGGCGGAAAAGCTGGGCGTGCTGTTCAATGACGGGGATTTGCGCGTTCGGCAGAGCGAGGCGAACAAGGTGTTGAAGGTTAAACCCGAGGATCTGCACGCGGCGTTGGTGGCCGGGGAGAAGATCCAATGGGCTTTGCCGGCGGAGATCGCGGACGCCCTGAACGGCATCGCCAAACGGGAAGCCGCGGCGGCCAACCCCGGCTTGGGCCACGCCATTGGCCTGCCGTTTCGCGCGGTCAACAATTTTTGGAAGAAAACCAAGCTGTTTGCCCCGTGGAACTGGATTCGGTACGAGTACGGCAACCTTTCCACGGACGCCGTGGACAAGATCCTGGCGGCCGACCCCGGCGCGGGCAAGTATCTTAGCCGGGCCGCCAAAGAGCTTTGGAACGCCGACAAGGGCGAGCAATCCCCCGAGTTCAAAGCCGCGGCGCGCGAAGGCGTGTTTGACACGATCACCGCCGGCGAGGCGGGCGAACTGACGGAATTGCCGCAATTCCAGCAATTCCTGACCCCCGGTGAAAACAACTGGTTCCAGGTTCGGAAGTTCCTCGAGCGCCCCATGCGGGGCAGCAAGTTCCGGGAAGGCACGTTCCGTTTTGCCAAGTTCCTGGCAGACGTGGAGCGGTTGCGCGCGGGCCAAGAGCCAGTGTACGCCGGCGCTTTCCACGGCGACGTTAAAGCGCTGGGCGAGCCGGCCGGCGAACAAAGGCCGGTTTTGGAGGGGGACGCGCTGATCTACGCCAAGGCGGCGGAAATTAGCCTAAAAACCTTCGGGGATTACAATTCGCTGGGCGTGGCCGGCCAATGGTTGCGGCAATACGCCGTGCCGTTCTGGTCCTGGCAGGATGTTAATTTCCGGTATCATGCCAACCAACTTCGAAACCTGGCAGACGGATTACGCAAGGAAGGTGCCGCCGGCGATACCGCCCGCAAGGCAGCGCTCCGCTACGCCGGCGTGCGGGTTGTGGCCACACTGATAGCCGTTGGCATTGCCAAAGAGCTTTGGAACCAGTTCGGCGGCGTGGCAATGGGCTTGTGGAATGAGGACGACGACCTGGAAAGCAAGTTGAGCGAAGCCGACCGGCGGCGCGGTCATATCATCCTGGGCAAAGATGAAAAGGGCCAGGTATTGGTGGCTTATACGCCGTCCGCATGGTCCGACGTGGCGGAATGGATGGGCGGGCAGAACATGAAGCGCTTATTCATGGAATACACGCGCGGTCAGATCACGCTGGATCAGGTGATTGCCGACTACGCCAAGCAGTTGCCCAAGGACGTGATCAACAAGGGCGTGCAGTCCGCCGGCCCGATTATCAAAGCTCCTTACGAAATGGCCAGCGGCAAGGCGACGTTCCCGGACGTGCTGGATCAGCGGACCATTCCGCAATCGGACCGGTTCTGGCGGTTATTCGGCAACCTCACCGATGATCGCGCGGTCAACACCTTCCGGAACGTGTTTGATCAGGACTATTACAGCCAGCCCGCCAGCGAACAGTTACAGCAGATCATTCTGCAGATCCGCCGGCGCGACCCGGAACAATGGGCCTACTACGAGGCGCGCGAGGATGCTGCCGACTGGAAGGAAGCCAAGACGGGCAAGCGCAGCGAGTTTGGCAACTATACCGCCCCGGAGGCTTTGGCGTTGCGCAATTTCCGCAAGGCGATCTACCGCGGCGACGTGGCCAACGCGGAGCGGTTCTATATGCGGCTGATTGACTTTGGCTACACGGCCGAACGACTGGACGCCAGTATCCGCAACCAAGACCCGTTGAGCGATCTCAACGAAGACGAACGGGAAGTTTACCTTGCCACGCTCACGCCGAAGCAGAAGCAAGAGCTCGAACTGGCGAACAAGTATTACCAGCGCATTGCGGCGCTGGACGGCCGCGAATCAAACTTGTTCCCAAGTGAAGGTATGGCCGCCTATCCCGACCCGGCGCTATTGCGTCAGATCGTGGAAGAAAGCGCGCGCCCCAGGTAATTTGCAAAACTCATCAAGCTGTTTTTTTTCTTTCTTGAGTTGTTTTAGCGCATTTTCCGCAATAGCTATAGACTCTTTACTGGTCAGCATCCGGCCAAGTTTAACCCGTTCTACTGCCGCTAATAATTTCACGCGGTAAACGTGTTGCTTAAACAGTGGTAAATAATCAGGATCACTTGCCAGTTTCTCTTTCTCCCAAGCATTGGCCGCAATGGTGATTTCATTAATCTTGTCCTTGCGCGGCCGGCCGCCAAGCTTGCCGTTTTTGCGGACCGCGGCCGCCTTGGCTTTGCTCTTGATGCTGCCCAGCATGGCCGCCGGGTTAATCTGCTTTTTGCAATGGGGGCATTTCATGGGAGTGGTGTTTTAATGGTTTGCAGTCTTTCGAGCAATAATGTTTTCCGTTGGCTGTTAGTATCCAACCGTATTCCCGTGCCGATTAGTGTCCATCCCCATATAAGCAGGCATCGCAGTTGCACGGCTTTTCCGCCGTCTTTTCCAACGTCACGCTGTAGTTGGCATAATTCCGCGCCTTTGGCAACAGGCTGACAAAGTTGCCAAGCGGATCTAGTGTCAATTCGAGGTCCGACTTAACTTCCTTGCACCGCATTGCCATACTGGCGGGCGTGGGATAGGTAAACCCGATTGCGGCCGAGATTTTACAAAGGGTGTAATAAGAGAAGTTCAAAAGGCAATCTTCCTTGGACTCCCGCCCCGGCCGCGGGGCTTCGGTTGGTAGCGCGCGCGCGTTTTCGTCGGCGCTGGTGGTGATCTTGAACTTAGTTGGTCCGTTGTATTTCATAATGTTCCTTTCGTTTAACCACCAAAACAAACCTCCATGCTGCCGTTGGGTTTCGGATCACTCGGGCGCGGTATGAAGTCGTCTAAATAGACGTAAAGCGCCGCCAACGTCCTAAAGGTGCGTATCGGGCTGTTGGAGCCCGCGCGCACAAGCCGCCAAAACTTATCGTCACCGAGCCATGCGCTATATTCATCGGTGATGATCTCCCGCGAAACAATTCTGACCATGCGTTTCATAATGCTCCTTTCAGTTGTCGTTGTTGTTGTCGTCCAAACTACCGGAAACATGACTGCCGGCGTAAACCGCGGCCGATCTGGCAGGCATCAAACTGCCATCATTCATCAGGTTGGAAGGGTTGAAAAACTTGCGGCTGCCAGCGGCGCGCACAGCCTTGATATTGCCCATACCATTTTCGTTTGTTTCAACCTTGTAAATGAGGCAATCCGAATCGCCCATGCCCACCCCGTAACCCGCGGCCACCTTTTCAGCAACGCGGAGCAGTTCCTTAAGGTTTCCTATGCTCAACACCACGGCCACACTGGATTCCCGGCTTTCCTTTACCGCCGGAGAGGTTTTATTTTTTTCGCTCATGCACCACTAAAATAACCTAACGTTAGGTTATGTCAAGCGGGAAAAGTGAAATAGATCAAACTTTCTTTCGGGCGATCCGTAGTCAGTTCCAGAGTCAGTTTTTCCGTTTTTCCGCCCCAAGCCGGCGAAACTCTATTCTTGCAAACCCTTGGCAATACGCCGCATTATTGCGCAAGGGAGTAATGCGGACTGGTAACGAAGTGCCTCTTAATCAATTGGTCCTAGGTTCGAGTCCTAGCCGGGGCACCATTCTTTCAACGGCTTACGCTTACCGCAGCGTAAGCCGTTTGTCTTTGGAGTCAGTTTCAGAGTCAGGTTTTAGGCGATTTTGGCCAGTTTTGAGGCTGGCGAACGCCAAACCATCCACGAAGGCAAACCATCCGCGGGAGTGAAGGAAAGTTTCGCGCCGCCCGGACAATCGCCGTAGGTGCTGCCAATAATGGCCGGCGTCTTGTCGCCAATATGCGCGGCAACTTCGGATTGCGTGCGGCCATCGCGCAGCATCTTGGTGGCGCAGAACGCGCGGAATCCGTGCGGGGTGATGTGGTGCAAGCCAAGTTCGCGGCAGGCGCGGACCAGCGCGTGGCCATGGCTGCCGGGATCAACCACGTTGCCGGACAAGCCGGGAAAGAACCACGCGGATTTGGGAAACCGCGCACGGTGCCAACGGTGAAAACAATCCAGCATTTGCTGAAACTCCGGGCCGATAGGACACCACGGGTTCACGCCGGACTTGGCGCGGCGGCCCAGGTGCAGGTAACCGTTGGCGATATGTCCGGCGCTTTCGGCGGGGGCAGACATCCGCAAGCGCAGCAGTTCCACGGTCCGGCAGCCGGTGAACATTTGAAAGTAGTTCATCCAGGCAAATACTTCTGATTTTACAAATTCGAGAAAATAGGCGGATAACCGGTGAATTTCTTCGGCGCTTTCCGGCATCCGTTGGCGGGAATGATTCACGTCCGCAGCCCGACGAAAGCGCGGGCGATTGTGGCGGATATGGTTTTGCTCAATCTGCTGGGTGGTGATCCCGTATTGCAGGACGTTGCTCAAAGTGTTCAAGTCCATGTCCACGGTGCGCTGGCCTTTGCCGGCGGTGCGGCATTGGCGCATCCGCCAAGTGGCATATTGGGGCAGGAGCGGCAGGCGGATGTTATCCGGCAACATCGGACCGAACCATTTAACCAGACTGTTCACGCGCACGGTTTCCCGGCGGATAAACTCCGCGGTGCGGGCTTCCATGCGGCGATTGGGACAACCGGCAGCGACGTAAAGCGCGGCGAGCGCGGCGAAGCTATCCGCGCGCGGTTCATTGATGGATTGCGCGGCGGCAATGGCTTCCCGCTTGTTTTTGACCTTACGGAGCAACCGCCATGTGTACCGGCGGTTCACGGGGTAACGCGCCCAAAACCGGCCGCGGTCGTCAACGTAGGTGCGGGGAGCTATGCGGGTGCGGTTCATATCAGCAGCAGGATGCCGAGCGCCAGGATGATGCCGGCGCAGAGTTTGCCGAGCGCGCCGGCCACGCCGGGCAGCATGTCCAGACCGAGGACAATCAGGAACGCGGCGGCGTATTGGCGGCGGACGCGGATCATTTCTTGCGGTGGATGCGGTAACGGGGTGCGGGTTCGTTCAGCGCCGCGGGACTAATTATTGCCGGCGGCCCGGCATTGCTGACAATTTGGGAAGGAAAGGAATTGGGTTTTTCCGTGGTGATCTTGATTGGGAAAGTAAGCGCCCCGGATTTTTCCACGCTGGCACACAACGCTTCGATGCAGTTGCGGACCAGCACGGTTTCATCAATGCCGGTTTTCTTTACCACGGCTTCAATGCGCGCCTTCAAATCCTGATCCACGCGGACCGATATTCTTGGCTCTTTGGGTTTCATTTGTCACCATTGTCACCCATTGGTAAAAAAAAGCAACAAAAATGTTTGACACCGGTGGGTGTCATTGGGTAACGTTGGGAGCATGAGCAAGCCAGTAAAGACTTCAGCCAATAAAATCAAGCCTTCCAAAGAACCCCGTGTGAGTTGCCGCGTTTCCCGTCAGTTGATGGAGCGGCTGGAAAAAATCGCGGTCCGCAACGGAATTGACGTTTCGGACGTGGTGCGAATGAGCCTCAACCGCGTGCTGCCGGAATACGAAAAAGCCGCCTGAATTTATGAACCAAGAAACGAAATGGTTTAACCAGCCGACGCGCGAGGAACTGGCGGCGGCGAACACCAAGTTGATTGGCTGGCTGGTCGGCGCGCTGATCGTGGCCGCCGGCGGCTGGATCGCGTTCGGCGTGGTGGTGGCGAAATTCTGACCATGAACACCAAGGTTCATTTTTCCAGCAAAAGCGAAGAGTGGGCGACTCCACAAGAGTTTTTCAACGCGCAAAATAATGTGTGGCTTTTCAACCTGGACGTGTGCGCCACAGATAAGAACGCCAAGTGCAAACGCTTTTACACTAAGCAGGACAACGCTTTAGAAAAAAATTGGGGGGGGGAGGGCGCGCGGTGCTGGATGAATCCGCCCTACGGGCGGGTTATCGGGGATTGGATGCGGAAAGCCTTCGAGGAAGCCGGCAACGGCGCGCTGGTGGTTTGCTTAGTGCCGGCCCGGACAGACACGGCTTGGTGGCACGACTACGCCGCCAAGGGAGAAGTTACTTTTGTTCGCGGAAGGTTGAAGTTCAACGGCCACAAAAACAGCGCGCCGTTTCCTTCTGCAATCGTCGTTTTCAAGCCACGCAATAATTGACCAGATATGACCACCACAATCACTACCCCGGAATTGGACTTCAACGCCAAAGAAGGAGCGCGGATCGCCAAGGAGCGCGCGCAAGATGCCGCCGACGCCGCGGACCGGAAAACAGACGGCGAGTGGTCCGGATTAGCCAGAACGGCGCTTATTGATTACCTGAAATTTATCGGGGACGCCGGATTTATGGCCGAGGATCTCCGGAAATACGCCTACGAGGTTAAGAAGATTCCCATGCCGCCCGAGGAAAGAGCTTGGGGCGCAATCATAAACTGGGCGCGGCAAATCGGGCTTATCAAGGTAGCCGGCTACGGCAAGGCCAAGGATAAGAAGGTTCACGGCAGCATTACCACAATCTGGAAAAGAAATTTGCCCCTCTGAATTTGCAGTAAACACCAACCAAACATGAGTGCAGAATTAGAGATTGTCCACGCGGAATTGCAGGCGGCGGCCGCGGTCCTAAAGCGGTCCGCCGAGGCGATTGCCAGCCCCGCCTTTTTTGCGCAAGTCGCGCAGTCCATGAGCCGGGCGCAGTTGCGGAGCGTAAGCCCGTGGTGCGACCGCGAAGCGGCGGCCGCGTATTTGCACTGCAGCCCCAGCGAGATTGACCGGGCCGCGGATGCCGGGGTGATCACACGCTATCAGCGGGCCGGCACGCCCTTATTCAAGCGGGCCGAACTGGACGCGGCGATAGAGCAGGGCAAATGGCCCAAGCGCGCGGTGCTGGATTTGCGGCGGAAAGCGGCGTGAACCATGGCTAAACCCCAACAACCCAGCCGGCGGAAACCGCTGTTTATCGGCAACCTGATGCTGGTAAAGCCGTCCCCGACCGGCATCCGCGGCAAGGTGTGGATCGCCAACCGGGCCGGGGAGGCGGGGGATTTTAGCGAGGCGAAACTGGCGCGGACCATCGCGCGGTTTTTCAACCAGGAATTTTGACCATGAGGCGGACACGTTGGCAGGGATTGCAAGGCGGCGCGTGGTGGATGCAGCAATGCCGGAATTACGCGGAAAGCAAGACGATGAAGCAATGCGAGAAATGCAAGCGGTTCTGTGATGCCAATGGCAGGCCGTTGTCGCCGCAACCCAAGGTGCTGGCCGTGCCGGAACTGATCGCGGAGTGCGGGGAGTGCGCGGCCGGGCGGCAGGAGCGCGTGGCGCGCGGGCAGCAATGCCTGCCGGCGGAAAAAGATTAGACACGAATTTCACGGATGAACACAGATTTATGACCACGGGGAAAACATTTGCGTCCGTCTGCTCCGGCATCGAAGCCGCGTCCGTGGCGTGGCATCCGCTGGATCGGGGAACGCATTGATTTGGTGGATGCCGTCGCGCCGCTGAACCACGTTTTAACCTGAAACCGACATGGAATTTCCTTATGCCAGTAAAGCGTTCAAAGCGAGAAACCCGCATTTATTTGGTATGGGTGGCGTGGCGGCCGGTCAGCCCCAACCGCCTCAAACACCGGCATTGGACCGTGGAAACCGGAAACACCAAGGCGGCGCGGGCCGCGTGGGCGTGCGCGTTAGCCTCATGGCCGAGCGCCGGCGACTTCTGGACAAGGATAACAACGTGGCGAGCTTCAAACCCTTGCAGGATGCCATCGCCAAAACCCTGGCCATTGATGACGGAGCGGCCGCCATTGATTGGGAGTACGGCCAAAAACAAACCAACGGCGCGGAAGGCGTGATCGTTAAGGTGCAATTCGTATGAGCAACACGAAGGTGAAGAACATGACCCATTGCGGCGTGCGGGAAAGGCCCACGCGCTATTTGAAGTGGTATAAAAGCTATGAACCGCGGCCCATCGTGACCGGGGACAGCCTGAAACATTTGGAGAAGTTGATGAAGAAAAATACGGCTAACGAGAAAGGTCAGCCATGAGCGGAGAATACACCGGACACGCTTACTGCAACAAGTGTGGACAGACACACTGGATGCACGGCTCATGCCCTGCGGGTAGCGGATTGGCTGCACCGGCTGGTTGGGCGCACCCGTCCGGTGGCCCGGAAGTGTGGAACGTGGTGGCATGGGGTGATGTAAGGGAGTGTCGCACAACTGAAAGAGTTATCGAAGAAGTGCGCGGGGCGCTAGAAACGGGATGCAGAACCATAAGCATCGAGCGACAGGGTGCGCCGAACACCAAGTCCAGCGGCGCGTAGCGTCCGCTGCGACGACTGGTTAGGCGAATCAATGTATGAGCGAAGAACTTTTCAGCAGCAAGAGTGTGGCCGGTGATTCGCCGCGGTTGCGGTGGATCAAGGCGCACGAAATCAAGATCCAGGAAGTGCCGAACGTGATCGCCGGCGATGATTGCCCCGAGACGGGCGATCCGATGTATCCGTTTTATGTGTGGATCTACGCGGACAGTTACCCGGATGCCATGCCGTATTTTCGCGCCACGGGGTACACGTTGGACGAGGCGCTGGCCAATCTGGCGCTGAAACGCCGGTGGTTACTTTGGAATCAGGAACAATGAACGATTTGCATTTCATCTTTTACAAGGCCAAGGACATGATCGTGGACACCCAGGACATGGACCGGGACACGGAACTGGCACACCGCCGGTTGTGTGACTTCATTTGGGCAATGGAACGGCCGCCCAAGAATGACAACGAGATTTTACGCCAGATCACCCGCACGCCGGAATCCCTTTGGGGCAAGGTGAAGCTGGGACTGACGGAAAAGGGGTGGTTTAGTGCCGGCGCTTATCTGGTCCATCGGGGGGTGATCCAATCGCTCAACGATTCGGCTGCGAAATACGCCGAGAACTACAACCGCACCGCATTGGCGGGCAAGCGCCCGCATTTGACCCCCGCGACCGACCCGATCACCGGCATAACTACCTGGACGGTAGCGACCCCGGTGACGAAGTCCGTCACGGAAGCCGTCACGCAACCCGTTACGGCTGGTCAATCAGAACGACAGTCAGAATCACAACCACACTCCGAACCGTCTAATCCGCCTAGAAGCATGAAAGAGGGGGATGCAAGGGGGAGGAACGGCCAGCCGGCGCGGGCGGGGTATCTGACGTTGGAAGGACTGAACCGCGTGGCCGGCGCGGTGCTGGAAAGCAACTGGTATTGGGATAACTGCAAGGTGACGCCGGACATGTTCACGCGCAGCAGTTTGGTGAGCGTGCTACGGCCCTACGCCGGGCGCGTGCCCGAGCAGCATGTTCTGGCGGTGTTCCATGAGGCGATCAAGACGGCGCACGCGCGCTGTGTGGATGCCGTGGGCCGCGGGAGCGTGGGCAAGCCGGGCGCGCTGGCGGTGACGATCTTGCGCGAATTGCTGGATAAATCGGTGCAATGAACATCACCCCATACCACGACGAGCCGGGGCGGTATCTGGTGGACAGCCGGACGCCGGGCGAACCGCCGTATCTGGTGGACGTGAATGAGAACGGCGGGCAAGGGGCGTGCAGTTGCCAGATCGTCCATTGCCGGCACACCAGCGGGTGCGTTCACTTGGCGGCGGTGAAGGAGAAACTGGACACGGATGGACACGGATG